ATGTCTGATAAAATGCTAGTTGATTCACAGCGCGTTCCTGATATATATCAAAAAGATCCGTTACTAAACGTAACTGCCGAATATCAACACATAATGTTAGCAAAACATGATGGTAGTGAGAAGGAAATTGCGCAAGTTTATCTTTCGCGAAAGAGTAGTCAAAATCGAGTTGGCTGGTTAATTCCTGTGTTATCTCTAATTTCAACAGAGCATGATTTTGCAGAGGATAAATACTTTCAAAAACATGCATATGAAATTTTTAAGAAAGTTAACGGTGATGAGTTTTATGAAAACACATATATACTTATTGTAAGCGAGAGGCTATGGTTTAATCTTAATGGAAATTTAGAAAAAGAATCGTTGTTTGTTGCTTTGGCTGAGTTTGGTTTATATCCATGGAGCAAAGATGATTTATGCGTTACTTATAAAAACAAACTGGCTCATCCCATAGAAAAAGAAATCGTTCTGGACTTGAGCTTCAGTTTGGAGAATAATCCCGATGGTTATATAGCTTCATTGCTTCATAATACATTGAAATATGAGGAAAATGAATATGCACGATTTATGTATATTTATCAGTTTTTCGAATTAACTATGGAGTTTATTTTCTACCGAGAAATGACCGAATACAGGAAAAACAAGAACCATCTTGGTACCATTAGAGATAAGTTCACAAAACTATCATCCGAGAGTAAGTTAATTACACTTATTTATGACAGGCTAAATCTTAATGAGTTGGATGCTGAGTTAAATAATAAAGTAAAAAATGTATTTTTCGATTATAAAGATGATGATTATTACAAAACCAGCAATAAAGCTACAGTTATTTATGATATAAGAAACTCTTTAGTCCATAGCTACTTTAGGTTTAATTTGAAAAGTGAACTTGGTTTTCTATGTGATTATTTGGAAATGGAACTTTATGAGATACTGAAAGCACTTTATAAAGATGAAGAATTTAAAATCAAGTTCAAAGATGAATATCTTTAGGGCTTTTTTTGATACTTAATTGGATTGTTAATGAGTTTTTCATTAGGGTAAATTGATTTTTTATCAGTAAGAACTGGAAAACTCATTTAGTTTAGGTAATTCTCTGTTTTTATATGTAAAATGAAAGTGGTAGCACTGAGAGATACCGTGATTTTTTTAAAACACTTGCTTTCAGTAGTTTCGAGTTACCTTAGTATTATTTGCGGAATTTTTATCGGTTTTTATTGCTTGTGTAGCTCACTTTTATCCACTCTTTCCCTCTGTCATCGTGATAACGGTCAGTCTGAGATTGTGTTTTGTGTCCCAGAAGTATCTGTGTGTTTACCCCTTGGGACTTATACAGTCTTTCAGCAAGCGATCGTTGTTCATGAAACGTTGCTGGTGTGCCGTCACCCCAATCAATATCAGCTTTATCCCTGGCTTTGCTAAAGTTGGTTGTCAAAGTATTGCCTGGCACTTTGGCACCACGTTGAGCCATTGATGTCGAACGGAAGTAATGTACAAGAAACTGACTGACAGCATAATCTCGGCAACGCGAGATAACCTCACGCAAGCTCGTGTTCAAAGCATCGCAACGAAGGGAAAGTGGTAATGCCAATTTTGCACCAGTTTTCTCCTGCACAACATGTAAGTGGTCATCCCATATATCGCTGAATTTCATTGCTGAGATATCACCCAAGCGCTGTCCTGTAACTACGGCCAATAGCATCGCATTACCCATGTATCGATGCTGTTTATCAGCAATGTCGAAAATCTTCTGCCACTCCTCTAAACTCAAGCGTTGCCTGGTAATCTTCCTGCGAGGTTGCTTCGTGGCAAGCGCAGGATTGTAGCCAGGCGGAACCTCACCAACATGTTGAGCCTCTTTGAATACATCGATCAGCACTGAGCGAACAACCTGGCCCATACGTGGCTGTCCGGCGTCTGTGTACTCATCCAACAACGAAGCGATATCTCTGGCATCAACCTCGGGCAAGGATTTCATTGCAAATTTTTGGCGCAGAAGGTCCACAGGCTTACGTTTTTGTTTAAACGTGTTGGGCTTGATATCACCGGTGCTCAGTCGTTCTTCCTGTATTTTCCAATACCGGTCGAGCCAGGTACTGACAGTTATGTTTTTACCCTTAATTTGAGCCACGCGATCGCTAAGAGCCAAGATCTGCCGGCTACGTTGCTCCGCTAGTCGGCTATTGGCTTCGATCGCAATCTCACGAGCTTCCTGCTCATTGTCACCAAGAGCGTGGTACTTCCCTGTAACCGGATGACGGTATCGCCAGTAGACCTTATTGGCCTTGCGGCTAAATAGGGGATACAGGTTAGGAATATCAACATTGTTCTTACGTGGTCTGGCTGCCATCGTTCAATATCCTTTGGAGCTTCGGATTGTCATTGTGCTTAATGACCGGAGTAGTGAGAGGGCCAACTAGCTCAGCATCTTCTCGCACACGCCATAACTTGCCTTCCTTACGTGCGGGCGGGGCGAAGTGGCCCTCTTTAGCACACCGTCGCAAGGTATTTAGAGAGGGCGGTTTGCTGCGGTATCGCTCCGCAGCCCATTCTTCAAGCGTCAACATCTGTAACATCAAGTAGCTCCACACATCACCCGTCGCATACGGGCATTAATTCAACCGTGACATGTCACACACTGTTAATTTGGTTTCATGCCATCCGTAGGTTTGCCAGCACTCAGAATCACCAAGGAAATAACAACCTGCTGGGTCACCTGGTAGTTTGTCTTTGCACTTATCGCAGCACCGTTTATCCCGCGCCGCCAGCTGCTTTTTTAATTCGGCGTTAACGAAGAGTTGTTGATCAAGTTCAACGAGCTGATGTCAGCACTAGGCCTGTTTGCAAAAGCACATAACGAATTTACAGCTGATGGGGTGCTGGACAACGACGAGAGCAGAAAGCTGAAAGCTAAGGGTTACCGGGTTCAATCGCTGGTGGCGGAGATATACGCGGTGACGGTGATGATGTTTGGAGAGGGTGACGCCCAGGATATGCGGTCCCGGGCGTCGAGTGCATCAATTAAACGTGTGGAGTAATTAACGCATGAACAGTGTACGCAATTTAGCGGGTATCCCGCAACTTCGTTGCCGTGCTGTAGCTGGTGGACGTTCGCCAGCAGCGTTTTCGTATGAGCTCAATGTACAAGGCCGATGGTTAGCCATCAACCACAGCTATGCGGCTTGGGTTGTGGGTAACGGTAAGTTTTTAGTGAGGGGAAATCATGGATAACGAAGTGATCATCCCGTTCGAAATGTGCTGTCGTGACAGTCACGGTGTGATTGTTCATGTGACTGGAGTTGATCGGATAAACCACCGGGTCATATTCCGCCGTCCGGGTTACCCATATGACTGCGCATGCCCACGCCGGGACTTCGGTACAAAATTCAAAAAGGTAGAGCAATGAGCGTCTTAATGCAGTTACTGGATCGCCCAATAGCATTCCAGCCTTCGTTTGTTGGGCTGGGTGCTGGCGTTACCGGTGCTGTACTGCTTTCGCAGTTGGTGTATTGGCAAAACCGAATGGATGGCTGGTTCTACAAAACCCAGGCTGAGCTGACGACCGAAACTGGTTTGTCACGCTATGAGCAGGAAGGCGCCAGGAAAAAGTTGGTCACCGCCGGCGTGTTGGAAGAAGACCGCCGAGGGGTACCCGCAAAACTCTATTTTCGCGTTAACAAAAACCGTCTGGAAGCCCTGCTGATTCAGTATGCGGAAAACCAGCAATCCAGTATGCGGAAATCCCGCATTCAAGAATGCGACAAACCAGCAGACAAGAATGCGGAAATTCCGCGGACAAGTCTGCAGAAAACCCCCGAGCCAGATCGGGGAAATCCCGCATTCATTCATACAGGAGATTACTCAGAGAATACTTCAGAGATTACTACAGAGAAAAAACCTGTACGTCAGCTGGCTCCACCAGCAGACCCACAAGCCGACTCTCTGAAAATCGATTACAAGGCCATGCTTGAGGCCTTCCACAGCACTCTGCCTGAGCTGCCAATCGTTCTTAAAATCACTGACGACCGCCGCAAGAAGCTCCGCAAACTCTGGGCTGACTACGAGCTTAATCTCGAGAAGTGGGGGGCTTACCTGCGTTTCATCTCGAAAAAATGCCGTTGGATGCTGGAAGACCGTGCAGATACCAACACCGGCAAGACCTGGCGCAAGAAGGACTTTGATTACCTGATCACCGAGAAATGCTATCTCAAGGTCAAGGAGGAACGGGCCAATGACCTGCCGAAGGTTCAGAAGCTTGATAGCGCTGCTCGTGAGGACGCTTACACCCGATTGGTATCCCAACGGCGCAAACCCCAAAACGAGGTCGAGTCACTGGCGAAGGAAATGGCCGGATCAGGTCATCGGAAAGAGGCCGATATCACTCCTGGCGTAGCGCCAAGTCAGATTATCGCCGAGATAGCCAAGAAGGCGGCAAAGACACGGGTTATTGACCCGGCCCCGCCGAAGTCATTTCTGAAGTTGCCAAAGTGCGAGCGATGGACGAGCGAAAAGTTTACTCGTTGGGTTAAGTCTCAGCCGTGTGCATGCTGTGGCAATCCATCGGATGACCCCCATCACATCATCGGTCATGGACAGGGCGGTATGGGCACCAAGGCTCACGATTTTTTTACCATCCCCCTATGCCGAAAACATCATGATGAATTGCATCGTGACCTGTCACGGTGGGAAGAAGAACACGGCACTCAGATCGAAGTGTGGTTCAGATTCATCGATCATTCATTGTCGATAGGTGTAATTAAATAGTAATATTAGCAGAAGTTATATAATTCAATAAATCATTAAGGCTTTGAAATGATAAAGGAAAAGAGAGTTCATTTAATTAAAACTATTTCACTTGTACTTATTGTGTTTGCATCAATTCTAATTGCATGCTTTGCTTATTCAATATTTGTTGGGTTTGAGTTTAAGAACTATGAAACCATGCCTCTTGATGCTAAAGGGCAGCTTGGTGATTCCTGGGGAATGTTTACTTCAATATTTTCAGCACTCGCATTTGGTGGTGTTACTGTAACTCTATTACTTCAGGCTAATGTATTGGCTGATAACAAGTTGGAATTAAAGAGGCAAGATGACAGATATGAAAAGCAAAGGTTTGAAGATATAGTTTTTAGAATGCTAGCTATACATTCTGATATAGTTGATGGGATGAAAATAAAACCCATTGATTTTGGCTCCTCTCCAGTGGTAGGCCGGGGAGCATTTAGAGAACTATTTGAAGTTTATTTGCTTGTTTATGATGATAAGTACAAGTCACTTATTTCAGGGGAGAAGCATGCTGGAAATATTGAATGGTTTGATGAGTATTTGGATTTTTGTGTTTTTAATAATAAAAAAACAAGATCTTTAATAAGGAATGCCAGTGACTTAAAGGAAGTTAATGTTATCGGTTACTCTTATGAAATATTCATGAAGGAATATAGGTATGAGCTTGGCCATTATTTTAGGTTTGTTTACAATATTTTTAAATTCATAGATGAATCAATTGTAAGCGATGACGATAAGTTAAAGTACTCCAAAATAATTAGAGCTCAATTGTCTGATTATGAATTGATTATTATTTTTTATAGTTGTCTTACCTGGAGAGGATGCGTGTCATTTAAAGTGTTGGTGGAAAGGTATTGTTTGTTCGATAACATACCTCAAGACCTGTTAATAGAAGTGGAGCATATGCGTCACTATAATATGTCAGCATTTGACGGCAAGGCTGCTTATTTTATTTGAAATTAAAATGCATCATGTTACTAATTTTTTATTGTGGAGTAATAGGCGAGCTGGCATGCGGGCCAGACGCCTGGAGATTAAAGAATGAGAGATATGTACGAAATTTTGGAGCGGTGGGGAGTGTGGGCGCGTGAGGGCAGCGGCATCGATTACTCACCAATCGCTGCAGGGTTCAAAGGGCTACTACCACCAAGATCAAGTGGAAAACTGTCCTGCTGTGATGATGATGGTTTGCTGATCGACGGGTGTGTAAGTCGGCTTAAGAAGTACAAACCAGAAGAGTACGATCTCGTGATTGCACACCATGTTTACGGTATGTCATTACGCAAGATTGCCAGAAAACGTAAGTGCTCAGATGGAACAATCCGGAAGGAGATGCAGACTGCTGAGGGGTTTATTGGCGGCTGTATGGCAATGTTAGATGTTAAATTGAGCATGAAATAAAAATTAATGCCCGGTAGTTAACCGAGTAAATGACCCTGTAAATCATTCAGGATCAACGGTGTTGGAAGTTGATGAAGCATCAGCAACCCGCACTGTTTTTCCTATATTCACCAATTGCCTAACGGTTTTCTCTCTATCCTTCAGTAATTCCTCCTTGAACTCTGGAGATACATGAGGGCTTACCAACTGCTTTTCTATGTTCCTCAAATCTCTTTCATACCTATTACGCAACGAAGCTTCTGCTGGGGTTTCAAGCCCATGTCGGTTTATAACCCAATTAAGAAGATAAGTGATAATTGCTGAAAAAATGGGAGCTAAGGCATATAAAGCTGGTCTCCAAGGGTCATTAGCATCAGGGAGTATAGCTGGGACTATAGTAGTTAACAGTGCACCCAGCCCTCCGGTTGTAGCGCCGTTTTTTGCAGTGAGGAATGATTTTTTATCCTCACTCATGGTTTAGCCTTTGATTGTGCTAAGGCATCATCCAAGATGCGTACCATGCTTCGTCCATCTTTACGGTTAAGTTTTAAATGGAACGTCTGTTTGGTTTTTTTCTCTTCGTCAATCAAGGTGATTTCTAACTTGCGGGTCGGAAAAATTTTGCGCCAGAGCAGGCTAAATGAGGCATATGCGAAGCGATAGAATGTAGGGAGGCAAAGAATGACCCCTATCCCCCCTATCAGTTGCAAAACCTGCTCTGCTAACATATGACCCCTATATGATTCTTCTATTCGCATCAGCTCTGTGCCTGATGACTTTCTTGATTACGTACTTTTCCGTCACATTCCGCGCGGTAAATGTTTTTGTTACTTCGAGAGTTACAGCGAAAAGGTCATCGCTCGAGATCGCGCCTTCTGCTTGTCGAACTTTTGCAAGAAACTCAAAGTCGTTAAGAAGGACAGAATGTTCCTCATTGTTATACTCCATTCGCCACCCTTTCTCACTCTGAAAGTTGACTTGAGTAAACTTAACGTTAACTTCGCGGGTTTCTATTTCTTTTTGGAGCAAAGTCCCTCGAGGAAGTCGTTTAACTTCTTCGGTTTGCTCGCCTTCAAGTCGAATCACCACTTCATCATTTTCATTTAAGATTTTGAAAACTGGTGCTTCTTTACCTTCTAATGGGGTTTGAATCACTGATATCAATGCATCACGAATTGTAGGGTCTGTCACTAACGCCGCTACAGGTGTGGGACACTCAATGTCTTCACCCTCTAGTTCCAGTATAGTAGTTTGAGTTCCAGCCTTTCGCGTCATGGTGATGACCTTTGAGCTGCCCAACTGCCGAATTAGTGACAAAGCGCTAGCCCCACCAACAGCGCCAACAGCACCAGTTATTCCTATAGTTCTCAGGACATCAATTGCATCCGGAAGTAGCTGAACGATGGTGTATGCTATGCCGAGAGATCCTGCTTCTGCTGGGTTGGTCACTAAAACCTTTACTGACTTGTTCCCTTCGTTTAAAAGGTCGTCGGCTTTGGTGATCAGCTTTGTCATAGACAAAATAGAGTTACCAAGAACTTCTGCATCAATAGCATGACGGGATAGTTCATTATCGTCAGCGTCATAAAACACTTTAAACGAAGTGGTCTGTTCCATTTCTAACCCTTATTATTTCAGTTTTAAAAATACTTCCAATACATATAGATAGCATTCGAACTGAATTTGATTGGTTGCTATAGGCATATTTGTGGCGTTTAAAATACATCTCTTTATCTTAAAAATCATTAACGCGTACGCAAAAGTTATTGTAACGTGATAAGAGTGGTTACGCAGTCACGTAGCTTACCCAATCAGAAACCTCGCTTCGGCGGGGTTTGTACAATAAAAACACAAAATCACAATGCGACAAATTGTTGCGTGTGGCGATAATTTGATGCACAATAGGCTCACAGTAAACAAGGCGTGCCACTATGTGATGATAAGTGGGGCTGCAAAGCGGTTTAAGGCACTGTCCATTGTTTGCATAAGGTCTTTTTTTGTTTGCCCCATAGTTGGGCATGAGAGGTAAAAATGGCTACAAGTATCCGCTTAGATGATGACTTCGTTTTAGATGTCAAAGTCCATGCAGAAGCTTCAAGCCGAAGTGTTCCTAAGCAGATTGAGCATTGGGCTAGAATCGGCCGTATTGCCGAGGATAATCCGGATCTGCCTTACAGCTTCATCCTTGAAACTCTGCTGGCAAAAAGCGAAGTCGATAACGCAAAGGTATCGCGCTATGTCAGAAGGACAGAACGAAAAAGAGGTTGATGTTTATCAGAGCAGGCGATTTGAAAAAGCCTTGGATAAACTGCCTGAAGCGTTGCAAGCGATCGTAGAAGATGAAATTGATGCGATTATTGCAAATCCTGAAATTGGTGAGCCAAAGAAAGGAGATTTAGCTTTCCTGAGGGTTCACAAATTTCAGTTAAACAATCGTTTAACCCTTTTGGGTTATCATTGGGTAGAAGAGAAACTGGAACTTTACTTATTAAGTGTAGGTCCACACGAAAACTTCTATCAGGATCAAAAGTCTCACCGAAAAGTTGATTTGAAACTTATCGGATGATGCACAAGAAGCCTCAGTAAATGCTGGGGCTTTTTATTTGAGAGCTGCCTAATGGCGGCTTTTTTGCATTTAGCCTCCTTGCCAAAACAGTCAACCACAAAGCAAACACATCCTGTCTCTGAGTGACTTAGCAGGTAAGGGAGCCATAAGTGGCACGGATACGGTGGTTTTTGGCAATGAGATCATGGATGAAAACTCCAAAATTTATATATTTGTCGGAATTTTACCTAAACATTCAATATACGAAGTGGCATAAAAGCGTGACAGGATGCGTGAGGAGGCTATTTTAAAGTTGTTGTGCGTGCAACGAAAAGACCAATTTATGAATTCACGCATAAGGACACATGCTATGAAAAATTTGTCGATTTTAGTTGTTCTATCTTCATGCCTCTTACTTCCTCTAACAGCGTCTGCGGCTGCTGGTACGTGCTATAGCGCGAAGAACTGCTCCGGAAAAGTTTTAAGCCATCGAGACGCACATAACTGCAAGGTCAAGGATAAGGGTAAATCTTGGCGCAGTGATATCACTGGTCAGTGTACCAATCTGTAATCCAGCGATTAATGCCATACATCGGCATTGACCACTAAAGCTGATTACATATCACGTAATAACAGGGCTGCACCTCGGTGTAGCCTTTTTGCATTTCAGCTCCAGCCAACATCCGACACACACCTGGCACACCCCGTATCTTAAGGGTGGTGGCTGAACCCTATTTGCTAAAGTGATTACCCTGTGTTGTGCGATCTTTGAGACAACGGTCATCATGTGATGCTTAGCTTCTTAATTGATAATGTTCATGTGCTGTATATGGATACAGTATCAATGACAAGGAGCCTCACATGGCAAATCTGATTATTAGCGAAAACAACGAAATTACTTTGACCCCAGAGCAAGCTAAGGCTCTTACTAAAGTTGAAGTTGCAGGGCAGTTCGAAAATGCTGTACTGCTGAACAAATACCTTGGTCGTATGTCTGTTCCAATGGAACCAGGTACTGAATTCGATGAGGTACTGAACACCGTACCTGCATACTCGCTGGCCATCTCTGTCGAGGGGCGTTGTTTTTCTGGTGTAGGTGCTCCGACGGTATCGACAGCAGGAGACTCCTGGGAATTCAAGTATCCATTTTACTTGCTCGAAAGTTACGCCGACCAAGTAATTACTCAACATATTCCGGTTGCGCAACCGGCATAACCAAAATAAATCAATCCCGGCTTATGTCGGGATTTTTTCGTTCATTACCCGGTACCGGGACAGATCCCCGGAAGGGGGAGGTATGAAAATGCCCCACAATGACAATGCCTTCCTTAGTTGGCTGGCAAACCTCTATTCGAGCAATGCTAACTGGATAAACGGGATGGTGATTACATCGGCCTTGGCATTTGGTCGCGTTCTTTTCTACGGCGGTAAGATCCGCACAGCCTTGGTGGATGCATTACTCACCGGTCTTATAGCAGTAACTACTGTTCCAGTCCTTTCCCCATTGTTAGTTCGGTCCATTGAGATGTTACCGGGCATGGGTGACGTGCTATCCAAAACCGAGACGATGAAAATTGAGCTGTTTGTGTTCTCAGTGCTGGGAGTTATCGGTGCCAGGGTAATCCGCGAGGCGGCTATTTCGCTATTGCAGCGCATCAGTGGCTTGAACAGGAAGGGAGTCAGTGATGCAGATAAGTAAGAAGGGTATTGAGCTGATTAAGCGCTTCGAGGGTTTAGAACTGAAAGCTTACCAAGACTCGGTTGGCGTCTGGACAATCGGCTATGGCTGGACTCATCCTGTTGACGGAAAGAAGATTGGCCCCGGCATGGTGATTGACCAGGCAACTGCAGATCGGTTGTTGAAATGCGGCGTTGTTCAGTATGAGCAAGGCGTTAATCAATTGGTGAAGGTGAAAATAACTCAGGGCCAGTTTGATGCATTGGTGAGCTTTGCTTATAATCTCGGGTTGCGTTCGTTGAGCACTTCAACTCTGTTGCAAAAACTGAATGCAGGTAATAATCAGGGCGCTTCTGACGAGTTCGGCAAGTGGGTTAATGCTGGCGGGGGAAAACAGAATGGATTAGTGAAACGCCGTGCGGAAGAATGTGACTTATTTCTTTCATGAAGTTGCTGCCAATGCTCCAGTAATCTGCTATTTCTATTCAAATGTTCTTTATACTAGGACATTCGATATCATAAAACAGGCATAATGCTATTAGTGAGGTGACGCTGTTAAGTAGGTGTTTTTCGTGTTGTTTTGACTATTAAAAACTTTTGATTTCTGGAGTGATTATTTATCAGTTACCCCCACTTTAGAATGACTGGCTCGGAAGTATTAATAAAAAATTTGCTTCTGCGCGCAAGTGCTCTACAAAATAAAATATGGATTCAATAATGTGTGGTTACGGTTGATATCGATTTAATTAGATTGCTAATAATTGACTTTATCCGTATGAGTCCTATACCAAATCGAGGATTAATGTTGTAGAGTACTAGTAAATCAAATAAGGGCGTTCTGATGAATATTCATACAATTAAATACTTGTCAAAAGTCGATGTTTCTTGCATTGAGCGTGAATTTTATATTGGGCATGATACTGGAAAAACTAAAGTTATATACTCTTACTCCGGTCAGCTTGTTTCTTCTGTCAAGTTGACCGGTGGTTTGGTTAATAGAGCATCAGCACTCGCATTGATTATGAGAGATTTGGATAGTTCACGAAAGTGGTATCGCAAAGCTGCCAGTATTCTAAAAGACAATGGGATTCTAGATAAGAAATACAATAATGATAGCGAATTTTCATACTATCAGGTTAACGATGCAAATGTTGCTGACGAAGTAAGAGGTCTCTTTATAGCAAGTATGACATTTTATGGAAAGGCATTTACAACTGCAGATGGTCGTAAATTAAAAGCCGAGAGAAATTGGCTAGATGAGGAGCATGTGTCTATACATGATACCATGCTTGATATCCGACATAACTTTGCTGCACATAGTGGTCGGTCTGAGTATGAATCATCAGAAACATATTTGCTTTTAATTCCACAGGGCAGGAAAAACATCATTTACTTTCCAACTACAATTCGACAGCAAATGAATATGATAATTGATTCTGAGAACGTTGATATATACTTGAGTCATCTTGATTATGTTTTTTCAGTTGTCGATAATAAATATCGTGAGTTGTTGATTTTAATAACTGAGAGCGCAATGAGTAAATCTAGGATGTACTGGGAATGTGCAGCGAAAAGTAATGAGCCAATTACGCTGGATGTTATAAGGAAAAGGAAGTGACTTCCGAATTCTATTTTTTAGAATAACATGTGCAACACTTAGTGAGCATTTTAATTAACTTTCCTCTCGTTAGAAATAGCGTCATTGGATTATATTGATAGCTGAGGTTTTGGTCGATATTTAGATGCGGTGATGTTGCCGAGATGGGGGAATTAAAAATTTAAAAAATGCTCGAAACGTGTTAAATAACAGAACCTGCTCAGGCAGGTTTTTTGTGAATAAAAACCAACTCGCAATACCTGCGGTTCATAAGCGGTAATTGATAGTAGTCCTAATTTTTATGGGTCCTTCCTAGAGTCAAAAACACCGAGGGGCGGGAGACGCGCGAAAAGTCGCTATTTATGAGCTTTTTGGACGCGGATCCCACTTCCTTCTCACTTAACACCTAACGCATTGTTTTTACTTAATTCACCTATAGCCAGAGCGGGAAGTGATCCTATCGAGATCCTCTCGATTTTCGGGAAATCACTTCCAGGTTAAAAAAATGTTAATAAAAAGGAGTTTCGGGGGGATTTATGAATGTAACAAAGGCACAACTGGCGGATCTCTTCGAAGTTTCAACGCGCACGATCACCACATGGCAATCGCAAGGAATGCCGGTAGTGGCCGGCGAGGGGAACGGCGGTAAAGGCGGGGAAAATACCTATTCGACAAAGGGCGTTATTACCTGGTACGCCGACCGCGAGGCCTCGCTAGAAAACGAGATATTGCGTAAAGAGCTGGACGCCCTGCAGCAAAGCGGGGATGAGGCCTTGCAGCCCGGCACTATCGATTATGAGCGCTACCGTTTAACCCGTGCTCAGGCCGACGGCCAGGAATTAAAGAATGCTAAAGACTCCGCCGAGGTAGTGGAAACCGGCTTCTGCATGTTTGTCCTGTCAAAGGTTGCGGGGGAGATTGCCGGCATTCTTGACGGCATTCCTCTCTCAATGCAGCGGCGCTTTCCTGAACTGGAAAATCGGCATATCGAATTTTTAAAGCGGGATGTGGTGAAAGCCATGAATAAAGCGGCTGCGCTGGATGAAATTCTTCCGGGGTTGCTGAATGAGTATATCGAACAAACGGATTGATCGGCTGCGTTATTGGGTTGCCGCCGGTCTGCGTTCGCTATTCCGCCCCGTTCCTATGACGGCGGTCGAATGGGCTATCGACCAGACGATAGTTTATAACCGCTCGAAAAAACTGGGCCTCTTTCGGGTAATCCCGATCAAGGGCGCCAGCGTTTATGGGAAGCCAGTGGCCAACATGCCGCGCAAGAAAAACAGCCACGGCGTTTTTCTGACAGAAATCGGCACTGACGTCGCCAAAGAAGTCATTTACAGCCGCTACAAACTGGAACGCTCCGCTGATGGCTCCCCCGTTCCTGGGCTTATCCACTAACCAACTGACGCGGGAGGCAAGTTGGCGCTGGAGTGAACAGGAGCGGATCGGCAAACAGGACTTGCTGCAGTACACAGGGAAATCCGCCAGGACGGTCAAAATGGACGGGGAAGCGCATTCTCAGTTTCGGAACGGTGTGGCCGGCATCGATGCGCTTTATGATCTGGCCGACAAAGCCGAGCCTCAGCAATTGGTGAGCAGCGCCGGCGATGTGCTGGGCTGGTGGGTTGTTACCGAATTTTCCGACACGACGCCGCTGTTTTTACCGGGTGGCGCCCCCCGCAAGAAAACCTACTCGATCACGATAAAACATTATGCCGATGACCTATCTAACCCGTGAGGGTGACGTGCTGGATGCCGTCTGCGCGGCCCACTACGGCACGGAGAACCTTTCGCAGACCGTTGTAACGGTTTTAGGCGCTAATCGCGAACTGGCGGCGCTGGGGGCTGTTTATCCGGCAGGGTTAATCATTACCTTGCCGGACATAGAGACGCCAACGCCTGAATCACCGATCCAGCTATGGGATTAACCGATGCAACAAAAACAGCCGGCCGAATTCCGGCCAGAATTCCGCATTATTGCGGAGGGGCGGGATATAACCGCGATCATTCGTGAAAACCTGGTGGATCTCAGCTTAACGGACAACGGCGGCGCCACGGGCAAAACTGATGAACTGCAAATTACCCTCCTGTCGGAAACGCTAAAACTCCCGTCCAAAGGCGCCCGCCTGAGCGTTGCCCTGGGCTTTAATGGCCAACTGGTCGATAAGGGCTGGTTTGTGGTGTCTGGCCGCGCCAGTAGCGGGCCACCGCGCAAGATCCAGCTTTACGCCACATCGGCCCCAATGAACGCGCAAAAACAGCCAGGTGATGTGCAGAGCCAGAAAAGCCGCAGCTGGGACGGCGTGACGCTGGGGGACATTGTGAAAACGGTGGCAACCGATAACGGCCTCATCCCCAAAATAGCCACGCAGCTGGCCGGCATCGCGATAGAACACATTGACCAGGTGAGAGAGTCCGACGCGGCGCTGATGACCCGCCTGGCGCGTGCGCATAACGCGGTAAGCAAGGCCGCCGGTGGTTATTGGTTGTTCCTGGAGCAGGGGGAGGCGACCACCGCCAGCGGTGGCGCCCTCAGTAACGTAACGATAACCCGGGAGGCGCTATCCTCGTGGAGCTATTCAGATGGCCAGCGCGGGGCCACAACGGGAAAGCCGGCGAAGACGGCAGACGGTAAGGGCAAAAAGGGCAAAGTGAGCGTTGCCTATTTCGACCCCGCTGATGGTAGAACTAAAACGCAATCGCTGGAGCATGATGGGCCTGACCAGTCCAACCCCTTCACGCAGCCGAGCAAAGCCCAGGCGGACAGCAGCGCCAAATCAAAAATGACGCAGGCCAACCGGAACGAAAGGCGAATGACGCTAAGCGGCCCGGGCCGGCCGCAGTATGTGCCGTTGACGGCCGAAAGCCGGATAACAACGGCGGGATTTGGTGAGGAAGAGGATCGCACCTGGTTAATCGAGTCCCTGGCGTTCTCTTTGAGCAGCTCAGGCCTGGCGATGGCGTTTAACCTGGCAACAGATATTAAACCACCTACCGGCAGTAAAGGCGCGAAGAGGAAAAAGAAATCCGATGGTATTGGCTATTTCGATTAA